ACTGGATTACTCCAATCTAAATCAGAATCCCTTTTAACCAACGTAGTTATATAATCAGTATTACCTAAAGCCACATTTCTACCCAATTGTGAAGCTGAGGCTACAGAATTAGTTCTAACTACGTCAACAACAGAAATATTATGTGGCAAATTATACTTAGCTACATCTACTGGGGATTCCTCATTTATTACTATATCTTCAGAATTAGTAAAAAATCCTGAACAAGTTATGTAACATATATAAGTACCAGCCAATGGTATGCTAATTGCTCTTTTATAAATACCTGATTCAACTGTAGACTCTACCAATGTACCATTTATTGGAGGGGTCAGTGCAAGATCATCTATCATTCTTATATCATAATAAACTGTCTGGCCAGAAATTAATTGCGAAGTGTTTTCAGCCATCAAAGTTACTGATATAGGAAATGATTCGTTTATGTTAGACTCTATCATAAGTTGGTCTCCTTATATTATCAAACTTAATACCCTCTAATAATCCATCAGTTACATAATAAAAAAAGGGTTCTAAAATTTAAGCATAGAACCCTATTAATTTTATATATATAATAAAACTAATTAATAATAGCAGTAGTGTCTACAGGGTCAGTATTTATAGTGATTCGTTGGGTCTTAATAGTTACAGATGAGGTGTCGTTATTATCTACCACCAAAGCCATATCATCACCATCAGCTACAGTGTCAAAACTCAAATTAATACCATCACCTATACTGAGTATAGCGTACTCTGTAAAAACAGCTGAAGAGTAACCATCATGTAAGGCATAAATGCCACAGGCATATCTACTATTAGAATCATCATAAGCAACTACAAACCACTTAGCACCAAGAGTACCTGACTGAGTCACAGTATCTATTACTACATCTGTAGAAGAACCTCCCACAACAGATACGGCCTCAGTTAAAACTACAGCAGCCAAATTATCGTGTGCTGTATCTACACTAATAATAGACTGATAGTTGCCAGAGGTAGTGATATTGCTAATTTTTTTAAGTACCGTCATTATAAATATACCTACCTATTTTTATTATCTAGTTAGTTCAAGATCTTTTATTCTTCTATCTAGTAACCTACATAAACTATCTTTATCTTGAAGTTGCTTTGCCTCAGCAAATGCGTACTTTAAAAGTTGATAATCCATTATATTTGGCAAAGCCTCACGGGCTTTCCTAACTGATAAATTAGCAATCTCATCAGTAGTCAACTCTTTAAATGCCCTACTTTTAATTTTATCAGCAGCACTCATAGCAGACGCAACTTCAGGCTCTTTTTGATGCTCTTCAGATTGAGCAGTATTCTCTCCAAAATCATAAACTACCTGCCATTGGTCTTTGCCTTTTAATTTTACATTTAAAAGCCAATCTACAAAGGGCTCTCCTTCATCAATACCATGTTTATCACCGTACTGATCATAAAGCTCTGACAGGGGAACTTCCCCACCAGGCCTTATAGACCTTTTCATAGCATACGCCCACTCAACAGATTTATTTTTTACATAACCTTCCATAATTTTCTCCCCTTTTCTATTATAAATTACCTTGTCCTATCAGTATTCAACATGTTTCCTAATCACATCACCCAAACTATGCAATAAATTAGATAAGCGATGTATTATTAAGACAGCCATTAAATGTATTGTGAAAATATTAATATTATATATTAAAACAATAGACAACATAGCAGCCCACACTGAAAAACAATATCCACAATCAAATATTTTGTGGATAAATCTAAATATACCTAACTTACTCTCAAACAAAAATTTACGTAATGGTAAAAATAATTCAGATTTGACAGCAAGCTCTGTCATAGCCTCAGTACAAATAACTGCGGCTATAATTTTTAATATTAAAATATACATAGTATGTGCCTATAATTTAGGAGGTGAGTTTAATGTGTATAAATAAGTTCTGTGGCCGCAATCCCAAATTCTATTATATCCCTGAGCTAATCTAAGCTCTAATTCAGTTTTACCAGTAAGACATTCTTCTGGAGTTTTACGTAGCGACATATTCCTATAACGAACTCCAGATTTGAAATAGTGCGGAGTATATTTAGTAAACTTAAATAACTCAAAACCTAACAATTCATATACTGGCTTAAAAATATTAGCATAACGCATATCACAATAAGATTTTATGTTATCATAATTGTTATCAGATGCGTAATTAATTACATATTTAAAAAGCTTACTAACACCTCCAACAACTGCTGTACCTTTGATAGAACAAAACCTCTTTAATTCTAAAGTTTTTCCTAAATTAGCATTGTTTCTTGTAACACCGCCTACCGACATGGCAGCTACTAATTCATCACAATAGTACAAACCTAACGTATTTTTTGCAGGACAAGCGCCTTGTATATGATTGCCATTAAAAAATGATTTTGCCACCTTAGAAGGTACCTCTTTTAATTCACATTTACGTGCGTAAACCCGTACATTTATCTTACCAATTGCTTGTTTAATACGTGAACATACTAATTCAAACTTGTTATTTAATTCATCTTCAAATATAGTAATTAACCTTATACCTTTTTCCTCACAAGCCATCATTTTATCATAATGATATCTCCTGTGAATACCATTAGCTGTATCAGAGTGCCAATAAAGTCCGCATACTTCTATAGCCAAACTATATTCTGGAAGGAATAAATCCAATTCTTTGGGCCCAATCTGAGATCTATCATTATATAAAACTTCTATTTCTGGAAACTTATTTTCAAAAAGTTCTCTTATTTTTAATTCCGGCTTTGACACATAGTTATTTTGCTGATAACAAATGGCACATCTATTTTCACAATCTTTAAAATTATGAAATGTAGTTTCCCATTCGTGTCCTTCAGGACATTTTAATTTTATCTTTTCTCTATTATTAATATAAACAGTTGATAACAATTCATATCCAAATTTCTCTACATACTTTTTAACATAAGCAATAGAATGTTTATATACCCTACCAGGTAAATAAGGTTTGGCATCTGGATTTTTTTCTCTATAAGCTTCAGCTTTTTTTAAACAACAAAGTTCTTTATTTTCTTTGTAATAACGCTTACCTTTATCAATTAAATACTGTTTATCCCTATTGATATGAATTATCTTATTCTTAGTTTCTATCCTGCATGACTCACACCCAGGTTTTCCACAATAAATTTTTTTAGAATAATGTGTAGTAAATTCTTTACCACAAGAAGGACATACCCTATTATATTCTTTATAATTATATTTCTTTCTATTTCTTTTTCTATCTCTTTTACGATCAGCTATCTTTCTACCCTCTTCTCTACACTTAATACAATATTTTTGTTTAGGACTTGTAGGCGTATACTCTTTGCCACAAAGTTCGCAATTTTTATTTTTATAATTAACCATAGTTATTATTCCACTTATTAACATTTTTTATTAGCTATATTAATTGTAGAACATTCATCCCTATGCCCATATTTATAATGACAATGTTTACAACAAGCTATACCGTTATCTGGATCTAAAGCATAAACTGGTTCTAATTTTTTAGGATTTATATGATGTGCTATAGTAGCTTTTTCACCACAATATTCACATCTATAATCAGCACGGTCTAACACCTCTTTGGACCAGACCCTCAATTCATGCTCAGTAAAGAAATTATTATTTCTATGCTTTCTAGGATTACTTCCTTTTTGGTATTTGTGTTTATTAAATACCGAACAATTGTTTTTACATTCATCAGAACAATAAAAACGAGACTCTCTATCAGAGTTTCCTTTTAAATACTGTGCTCTAGCTTCTACATCAGTTCTTTTTGAAATAAACCACTTACCACAGACTGAGCATCTGACTTCCAATAACTTTTCATTACTTTGTCTAATTTTTTCTATAGGAAACAATTGATCAGCATAAGTAGCAAACAAAGGTATATTTTTAGCAACAACACCACCTTTATAATTTCCCTTAGAAACATAATTTCTTATATGATTTTTATTATATTTTTTAAGGGCTTTAGATATTTTAGTTCTAACTTCAGTAGAATTATTAGAGCACTTAATACTACAAAAATTAGTAGGTATAGATGTTCTCATAAAAAAAGAATTGTTACACACAAAACAAGCAGGTACAAACTTATAATACAAATTTTTTCTTCTAAATACATCCTTTTTGTATACATAAACATACTCAGATAGATCTTCTAACCCATTCACATATTTTATTAACATCTTTTCTCCAAACGTTATAAATTATATTGTTATAATAATAATTACAATCTGGTATTTGTCAAACAAAAATGGGACTATTGGAAATAACGTATCCAAATAGTCCCATCTTTTATATATTAAACTATGTAATTATTAAAGAGATCTGTCAATGATACCCATACCGAGCATTCGGCTATCTAAACAAGCAAATCCAAGCTCTGCCCATCCAAAAAAGCCTTGTTTCTGACGACGTAGCAGGGTAGGATCATCATGAGCCTCATACTCTTTACGAACAGGCATAACCAAAGAGTCGTTACCTGTAAGATCGAAACCAAGTACCTGAGTTTCACCTAGAGTAGTAATAGTACCATCAGCTGCGGTAACATTAGGATTATCAATGGTATAACCATTGTAAGCACCAGTACCATCAGCTTTAAATTTACCATAATCTGCAGCATTACCATTAATATTATACAGACCGGTGGCACCAAGATGCTGTACTTCATGAAGAGTAACATTCCAAAGACTACCCATTCCACCAGCCTGGAAAATTTCCCTACGGGTTACTGGGTCAATGTCAGTGTCAGTCCATTCTCTAATGTCGGCTGCATCTTCAGGAGATACATACAGATCAGTAAGAGTTCTACCGATACGTTTAAAACCAACAATCATCTTATTAATCAGCTCTTTTGACAGATAACCTGCACCTTGAGCCGACGGGCTAATTTCATAAATCGGAGCCGGTCTAGAACCTAAAAGACCTTTACCAGAAAATGCAGAGGTAGCAGCAGGCATAATTACACGCCAACCACACTCTTCCTCATAATTTGCCAGTTCCATAGCAGCCTTTGCAGCTGCTCTCTGAGCAATATCAATTCTGGAATCACGAGCATATGTAATTTTCCAATCAGCAGCAGTAGAAATGCTGAAAGTAGGTACATATACCTCTTCTCCGATACCTTCTACAAAGTTCTGAGCTACATACGACAGCCCAGGCAAAACCCATACAGGGCAAAAACTGTTACTTATAATGACCTCAGCATTACCTGTTAGGCGGAACCGGTACTCCTTTAAGTGGTCTGGTTACCACTGACCAGTTCTCTCACAGTTTCCTGTGAGTTCAGACTATATCTTCACAATAAGTGCTTAACATGTAGTCGTTGGGGAATCTATTAAAAATTTGTATTTAATTCTTTAATTTCATTATATATACTAATTATATTTTTAGTGTTAAATCTACATTTTTGTTTTTCAAATATAAAATTTTTAAGTAATACAGCTTGCTTCTGCTTAGCAATTAGTTTTTCATCTAACTTATCAAGTAAAATAAGTAAGTCATTAAAATTAGTAACTGTTATATTATACATAACCTTATAAAGATTTCTTCCTAATTTTTTACTTACTTTACTTTTAACTTCTTCTTTAAAAAAATTTACATTTAACTTATTATATATTTCTATAATATTATTATAAACAGCCGTAGACTCTGTAGTAAATTTTAAAACTGGTAGATATTTATCATAACTATATGTCTTATAAGTACCATTATTTCTTCTATATTTACATTTTCTATTTGTTTTAGTTATAAAAATACTACCATCACCATCCAACATACCAGCCAACCAACTATATGAATAATTTCTATTTTTAAAATCAACATTGTAATTTAAATTTAAATTTTTTAAATTATCACATATAGCTTTTTCCTCAATAGTATAAACTCCAAATTTTCCATCAACATACGATGCCAACCTACTAACACAAAAATCTTCAAGTAAATTTAATTGTTCTTGTCTACCTACTACTAATGATTTAAATTTATTACAAAAATCTATACATTTACTCAACCTTTGTATTATTAAATATTTAGCATCTCTACCTACTGTAGCCTTATTTATAGAAACATAATGATTAATACCCAAATATTTTAAATATTCGGAACAAACGTCTGTTAAAATATGTCTAGTATTAATAAACTTTATTCTTGGAGACATGGAAAATTTACCTTTATAAGTATTACTTACAATATATATTCCAAAATCACTATCGATAAGTCCTGCTATATAATTAGCACTAATTTTTAAAGTTTCCTGCTGATTGTCCATATAATATCTCCTTTATTTTCACGTTATAAGTAAAAGTAGTTTTAGGATATTCCAGCATATAGTTAAGTTACGAGACCTCTATTTAAATAGTTTTGATCTCAAAGTCTTCAGCAACCGGGTACATCGCCTGTGCCCCAGGTCCAAGATTTTCAACAGCAAAAAGCTGTCTCATAATGGACTCAAGTTCTAGTTTTTTCAAAATAGGAGTAGTTAGTGCAGCAGCAAATGCTCTGTAGGCCTGAAGGCCTTCAGGAGTATTAATATTAGCAGTAGCTCTAAAAAGCTCCATCATTTCTTGTCTATTCATCGTTATTTCCTCCTAAAATTTATATAAATATGGATGTTATTATTTAACATTAATCCATGTTAACTTTAATTATACCAAAAGTTTTACTCTAATTGGGTACAGAGTAGTGTTATCAATATTAGCCTGGCATTTAGCTACGCTAGCGCCTTTAAGTACTCTAGCTACGACAGTAGAAGAGCAACGTGCTCCGGTATCAGCATCAGTAGAACCATTAGATGAAGCTGTACTATTGGTCAAACGTGCCTCATCAGCAGCTGTATATAATGCTGCACCAGGCGTCATTTTAGTACTTACAGTACCAGAAACAGCCGTACAAGTATAGTGAACAGTGTCATAAATACCAAGGTGAGCAACACCTACAGGTACAGATTTGTGACCTACAATGGCACCAGAAGTATTATACAACGGCTGGGCAATAGCATCACTTGAACCCAAATCACCAGGCATTACAAATCCAGTAGGATGTACGCTGTGGTAACCTACTTTTACTTTCTGCAAAGAAAGCCCAAAAGGTGTTTCAGTAATACCATGAGCCATTTTCTTAATCATAGCCTCTTCATCAGAAGCGGCAGGGTCTAAATACACAACTGAACCAGCATAAGCAACAACGCCACCAATACCAGTACTTCCAAATGTGTTATCTGATGCGTAGCTGCAGAATTGGTCTTCTACAACTGGATGTCTAGGAATAAACATAATTTATATCTTCCTCCTTATTTCATATTATTCATCAGAACCGGTTGTAAAAGCAGCAGCCATGGCTTTGCCCAAATCAGCATATTTGCTTGCAACATCTTCTGAAGGTATAGTTTCAAAATTCATAGCGGATGCAATTGCATGGCCCGGAGAGATTTCAGCTGGAGGTGTAACACCTTCTTCAACCTCAACCTCTGCTTCAGGTTCTACAGCAGACGCTTCTTCTTTATTATCTTCTACAACAGTTTCAGTAGTTTCAACTACTGCCTGAGATTCTGCAAGTTCTTTAGCAACTGCAGCACGGAGTTCTACACGATCTGCTTTATAAGCAGCGAACTCTTCATCAGACATTTCTTTGACTTTTGCAAACTGTGTATCTACGTCAGTGGAAACTTTAACTTTAGCTTCCTCAAGCTCAGCCATTCTGGCTTCAGCTACTTTATCTTTCTGCATACTATCAATTTCTTCGTTAACCTTGGCAAGTTCAGCCTCAAGATCTTCTGATTTCTTTTGAGCCGCCTCAAGCTCTGTAGAAAGGTCAGAAAGCTTTGTGTCTTTAGATGCCAATTCCTCTTCATAAGATACTTTAGCATCGTCAAACTGGGACTGAAGATCTTCTAAATTAGTAGTCAAATTTTCAATAGCAGTAGCAGACTCAGTAAGTGCCTCCTGCATAGCTTGTTTTTGAGAAGCTTCTTCTTTTCTAGAAAAAACCTGCTCTACAATATTAAGAATATCTTTTTCAAGATTAAGTTCAACATTTCCAATATCTTTACTCATAATTGTATTTCCTCCTATTAAAGTGTATGTGATCTTTCGATATGTTTGGCTACCAACCTGATTTTTTAATCAAAACACCTTTACCAATTCAATCACATAGTGTTTAAAAAAATTAATTATTAGGGATAACTTTGTGCTGGAGCACCAGTTCCCTGTGTGTTTAATGTGGTGATATCAATTTCCTGGCCCAGCATAAACTGAACATTAAAATCTACATCAGCACTTACAGCTGAACCAACAACTAATTTGATAGTGTTAGCAGCTGTATCAACGTCTAAATAATAGTCACCCGAAATATCTGAAGTAGGGGTGGCTACGACATTAGCATAAGAAGCCAGATCCATATCATAAAAACTAACGCCTGATGTGACAGTGGTTTCAGTTGTACCAGAAACTACTGTAGCAGTACTGCACCACATAAATGGGATATTGTGATTGTTACCCATATTTTTGAAAAGGGCAGCACTCTTATCTGACGCAGAAACTTTTAACTGTTTTGGAGTGCTTCTCAAAGAGCCTGTCTGAGCTTGTCCTAATTGTGCCATATAATTTCCTCCTTATAAAGTTTAAATCCTCATAGACGCACGGTCTATAGCATTACGTAAACGTTTCAAATCACTATTACATTTAGCAACTTCCTGTTTACTAACTATAAGAGAATCAACATGTTTAGATGCTGTCTCTTTTATAAAGGAGAAAAATTCAGTCTGGTCAGGACTTTCTTCCCCTCCAATACTTTTATCATCTACATGATTTATAATATCCGAATCTTCTGTATTTTTAGAGTGTTCTATACTTTTAGAGGTTACATTAATAACCTCATCTTCAACACTTTCTTTTTCAGTCATATCTATTACAATATCAAAATCTTTTTCACTAGCCACTTCTACAATTACAGAATCTGGATTGGCAGGACTCTCTACAATACCTACCCCAGAAAAACAAATACCTCTTAAAACCCTAGCAAGGGTTCCAGAGGCAATCTCTTTTCCATCTTTTACAACTTTTGCTGACTTACCATACGAGGCTTCATCATTTATATTTATCCCATAAGCAGCGGCGGCTTGTTTTGGTATAATAGTGTCACCAACTTTAATATCAAAGTCTTTATAATAACATTCCATACTCACCTTATATTTATCAGAAGCTACATCTTCATAAAGATCTTTAAATCTATCTCGATACATAATACATCCTATATGGATATGCATGTCTTTTTTATCTAAACAGGCAACTTCATTAGAGGCCAATTCTTGTAAATCCAAAGGTTTATGATCTTTATCAACAAAGGCTGATGAATAAATATGACCTATGATCTCATCTTCTATATGTTCAACATCTATTGCTTTATTATTAACAGTATCAGCAGCTGCCAATAATTCAGAACCTAAGAAATGTGCAGAATTTAGATTAGTACCAGTAGAAACTAGTACCGCTGAAAAATAACCAAGATCCATTTGTTTTTCAGAATTTAAAGGCAAGTCAATGACTGCTGCTACTTCTTTTTTAAGTTCTGGTGTTTCTTGTTCTATTTTTACAGTACTTGCTGTTAAATAGAATTTATGTTTATTATCTTCCATTATGCCTCCAAAGACTTTCCTATTTTTTTACATTTAAATCCCTTGTGATGGTTTCTTCTTCCATAAGCCACCATACGTAACCCACCATCATTTAGATTATAATCTCTGCTAAAAGCACTTAAATTTTTTATTATTTTAATTCTACCATCTGGAAATGTAATTTCCCAGTACTCACTCTTAGATTCAGCTACCGCTTTTACATGATCTTTAGATTTTTTCTTACCTTTACGCATCTTTGATAATTTAACTTTCGTCTCTTCGCTTACCAAAATACCCTTTCTAGAATTTGATATTTTCAACATAGCTTCTTTAGTATGCTTTCTACCAACCGAACCCTCACCACCTAAAGTCATGTTATAACCATTTTTAAAAGAATCGTATTGTTTAATGTAATGGAACTCCATGTCATCAAGTTCTTTTTTTGAATCGCAATTTTCAATTACTTCCCATTTAAAACTATCTTTTCCGTACTTCTTCAATGCTCTATGAAAATACATGGTTGGTTTTTCTTCATTAGATTTAGAAAAATGTTTAAGTTTTCTTTTATGAAAATCACAAACTGTTTGTCCAATATATACTTTGCCATTAACTTTATTAGTTGCTTTATAAATTACACCATCTATTTTATAATCATTTTCTAATTGTTTATAGTACTTTGGCCTATTCCTACTATCTTCTACCGAACATGTTGGACATCTATGACCATTTCTCCAAGATTTCCAAATCATACTATTATTATGACCTCTTGGACAAATATATTTTAATTTAGTTTTACTATTTTTATATTCAGTAGATATTAATTTATATCCACAATCAGCAAAAGACTTATTAATAGTATGTATAGATGGTCTCAAAAATTTTGGGTCATTATGTGCTTTTTTACCTTGCTGCCAAGACATCCAAGTAGTTTCAAATTTTTCACCTTCTGGAGATAAATATTTAAGAGGCTGTCTATTTCCTTTATAATCTAAACTCAATAAAACGCAACCTTCTTTTTCAAACTGCTCTTTTACAAAACCATATGTTAATTTTTTAGGCATCTAATCTTTCCTTTAAAACCGTTTCAACAAAATTAATATAATCTTCTCCACTTAAGACTTCCTTGGCCCCTGCCAAAAAAGATTCACATTCTAATTTAGTCATATTTTTAATTTTGTCAATAGAAGCCGCTTTTTTATTTGTTTTATTAGGTTTAGAACCTGGCTGATTAGCTGGATCAGTATTTGGGGTCTTCTGTTTAGTTTGACCCTTTGGCCTGCCGTTAGATGGAGTCCCTGTAGGAGAATTTTGTGTATCTTGAACTCCTGACGGATT